TCCACGAAACCAAAAGGATCTTGGAAGGCCACCAGCCGTTCCTGTCCAGTCCGTTAAGTTGTTAAAGATAACAACGTCAGGTTGGAAGTTAAATGTAAAAGTATGAGCAGTTCCCGCAGAAATAAACTTGTAGGCTTCGCTCATAGTTTGACCTAAATGTAGATCTGACATAATAGCTCCTTTACGCTAGTGCTTTAGTTGCTAATAGAGTAACGATATGAGAATCGTCTAGGATCGCTGCGTTAAAGAACGCGGTGAATCCCATGCTTTGAAAGCGGTTCAAATAATCGTTCCAGCCGAGGGGCTTTAGGATCATTTCAGTCGCCATCTGGTCAATCGTTACATAGCCATAAGCATTAGCACCGATGAAAGTATTGCTGTACTGAGGAGGTGAATCGCTAGAAACGTTTACGAGTGTAGACGTTACCCATCGAGCTTCATCAGTTGCGCCAAACTCAGATTTTAGAACGCTTTCTTGTGCGCCGTATCCTGCGGTAGGTACGAAAGAATCAAGAGCACGAATGTCTGCCTTAAGTTTAACGTGAGCAGCGACCCAAAAAGCTGCTTCCACGGGTCCGGTTCCAAAGCGGCTGGAGCCATCGACCGTTGGGGTCATCTTCTCTGTATTGTTCTCGTCTAGATAAGCAATAGCACGGTTGACGTCAATCTGAGTAAGCTCAGTGATTGCATTTCCGTTTACGCCATTCAAGCATGAGATCTGAGCGACAGAAGAAGCCCAAACATCGCGAGTCACCTTATCAAGCATAGTGTGCATACACTGGCTAAGGTTGTCGGCGGTTCCATTAGCGGTGTCATCTTCTACAACAAGTAGAACCTTGCGAGAAAGAAGAACAACTTTACCGAATTCCTGAGGAGTTACGGAGATATCAAACTTTAGAACCTGCTCTGGTGCTGGGTCTGCATCTTCGGGCAGAACTACAGGATCAGAATTCAAGTTCTCTTGACGACGAAACACCATTGTGTCCGTGCTCTTCTGGGGGAGAGAAAACGCGCTACCAAATAGGTTGTGCACGTTGTTCGGTTTGGGACGCTGTAGCAAAGCACGATGTGCCCAGCTATCAGACATTGATCCATAGCCCGAAGTAGTTGTAACAGCGTTAGCCATAGGTTACTTCCTTTGAGTAGAAGACCTATCTTCGCCCCCGTCTTTGACTTCTCCACGTATTGAACTCGGAATCTGACATATTCATCAGATCAACATTTTCGCTCATCGCTGCCGCTTTTGGAACACCTGCTGGTGAACCGGGGGCTTGTTGTGCCTTGGGCTTTTGAGTCATTTGTTGTTGTTGCTTGGGAGATAATGCATTCATTAACACCCACGCTTCCGCATATCGATTCGTAGAGCCTTCAATCGCCGAGGCAAGATTGGGTCTCATTTTTAAAAATTCTGGTAGGTCGTCGTTAATCTTCTGAAACTTATCAGGATTTTCACGCGCCCAATTCTCTTCCTGTATCTCACGCTTAAGAGCCAACTTGGCTTTTCCTAGATCTTCTTTTGTTGCGGATTCGTATCTGGAATCGTCATCAGGCTCAGCTGCTTTTGCTTGCTGTTCCCTAAAGAACTTTAGTTCTTGTTCTGCTTCTTGCCGCCTACGCCTCTCTTTCTGCACTGCGTGAAGTGGGACCATAGTCTCTTCTTCACGTTCTGCTGCTTGAGCTTCTTGTGGTTGTTCCGCAAAAGATTCACTAGCTGTAGTGTCAACTTCTTGTTCAGGGATTACGGTTTCCTGATCGTTCATACTTACTCCGTATTTAAAAACATAAGATAGCCTCTTATGATGGCATTGCGCCCTTTGCTTGTAGGTAGGCGACACCTTTTTTATTGAATTGTGGCGATAACTTCTCGCCCTTCATCTTAGCTGGCACCATCCACAGTAATTCAACGATTCCCTTTATGGGACTCACCCAGTAGACCATTGAGTTGCTGGTAAACGGAGGCAGCTTTAGACAAGCCAAAATTTGGCTTATTACAAACTTATCCGGCTCAAGAGTGTCAAATTTAGCATGCATAACAAGGAAATAATTCTCCCTGAGAGCAACGCTATTTACGGCTTGCTCAATCACATCGTTAATTGATTTTTTTAACGACTGTTTCTCGTCGATTAACGAAGTGGGTAGCATTAAACCGCTGGTTGGACACTCTGATAGCTTCATCTAGATGCCGTTAGCTCCACGCAGCGAATCACGCTCTGTGTATGCTTTAGCACGAAGACTACGAACCTTTGACTGGTCACTGTTAGCAGGTGATGCTAGCGGTGCGCCAGAAGTAGGCTTTGTCATTTTAGCAGGGGCCATTGGATTGTTTCTTGTAGAACACATACCCTTTGGATTGGTCATTGACCCTGCCTTTTTCTCATATTTCATCATTGCTGATCTCCTTGTTGTTCTAGCACATCGCTAGCTTGTTGCAGTTCAAGCTGAGAAGTTTCAGCCTGCTCAGGTTGTATTGATTGATCAACTGACTGATCAATAGCTGAAGCTAACTCTCTTGATTTATCAGAAACCGCATCCTGTGCAGCCTCTTCTTCATCTTGTAGCTGACTTAACAGGCTGTATACTCTCATCATACGATCTTCATTCATCTGTGAAAGCTCAACCATAGCTTTAGCGCGAGCTAGAACAGCGTCTGCCTGATTAGATGCAGCTTCACTATGTCTTTCTTCAGCAAGACCGATATCGGCCAAAATACGAGCGGATCTTTCTTTAGATAGGCTTAGATTACTCTCTATTTTAGATGCTTCTAGTTTTAGAACCATCTGCTCTTGCTCGTCTATCTTCTGTTGCTGTTGTGCTCTTTGCTCTTCTTGCTTCTCAATAGCTTCTTGAAGATCGGAAAGACCAGACATTTGAAGAGCTCGCACAATTTCAGATTGTGGAACATCTACGATACCATCACGCTTAAGATTGATCAGCTCATAGTAGTAAGCGTCTTTCTGCGATTTAGAGCGCACGCCCTCTTTTATGACGGCATCATATTGCTCAAAGTCTTTTTCATAAAACTGTGAAGTTGGTTCTTCTGCAATAATTCGCTCTATCTTATCTGGCGGATAGTTTTTTTGAATCGCTTTCAAAACGAGAGCGCCGATTATCTGTTGTGATGTCTCGATGTTGTCGAAAACTTTGCGGTTGCTTCGTAGCCCCTGCGCTATTCGCACTTGAGCCAGACGGCCGCTAATTTGTGTGTTGCCCTTCTCATCGATGCCAAGAACGCTCTCGGTGATGTTTGCTAGAGTTAGAGAGAGATCGTCTAGTACTTTCTGATACTCTAATAAAGCTGGATTAGCACCACCACCCTGCAGCTGTTGAACAGCGTCTAGACCAAGAGGGTTGTCATCTAGAGAGACACCGATCAGCTTGTTTTGTCCTGACTGTTGCATCTCTGTAGGATCAGGAACAGTACCTAGAATGTATTTGAATCCTGTAGATATGGTGCTGTCCATCATATCTATAATTTTCATGTGTCGCTTGTTGAACTGGCGCTGCATGCTCCATTGCGTTGAAGATATTCCTTGCAGCCTCTGAGATGGCATCCAGATTGATGGCTCGAAATAACAGACGATTGGGGCAAACGGATAAGATTCGGTAATCCCTGTCCTGTCTTCGCCTACATAGACCTGCTCACCGTTCAGCATGATGCTGAGCTCGATGTACGGACGCTCTACAGTACGTATCTCTACATTTGGAACATCTTCGGGATTGATTCCCATCTCGTCGGCTTCTCGTCTCATCCTTTCAAATCGATGAATACCGTTCTCTAACTTGCTTTTTGATTCCTTATCTTCATCAGTGATATCTCTAAAGAAACCAGTTTGAAGATCTATAAGCATCTCTCGATTTCTTGTCGTACGCTTATAATACTGATCGTATGCTAAGAGATTGCGATTACGGCTAAACGAGGTAAACTGGGGATGATACGACATGAACTTTTCATCACGAAACCCACTGTGGATCTCATCAATCACGCGCTCATCAATAAATGGAAGGAGAGCTTTTGCAGAAGACTTATTGAGCAAGTCTCGCATGATAGCAAAACCGCAATCTTTTAAATTGATGTTTTCAAAAGTTGGATCTAAATAAAAGCTATTGAAGGTTCGTTTGTAAAAACCCACATCGCCGTTTATAAAGTCTTTGCTGTAGTCCATTCGTAGACCGCAAAGACTGATTCCTGCTTTAAAAGACTCATCACAAGCGTCTAAAAAGACAGGAAATCCGTCTGATTTGTCCCAAATGTAAGAACTAATTTTTGTTAGCTGGTCGGCAGTCTTTTGGTCGCTGCCCTCCATCGGAGCTATAACAATAGAATTTACATTATCACGAAGGTAGCCGCTGTAGAATTGGAGAGGCCGGCGCATGATGTTGAATTCAAGAGGCTCGCGCCCATCTTTTACTAGCTGCTTTCGCTCTTTATCGCTCCACGTGTATCCTGACTGTGCAAGGCTGTATACTTTGGCATCTTCTACGAAGGGAGCCCAGAAATCGTGGGCATATCGGTAGTTCTCAAGAAATTCCTGTTTAACTTCGAAGTCGTTGAGCATGCTGTACCTGATAAGTTGATTTATTTATATCACTCGAAGTTTTTAATGTAAGCAACTTTAAGTTTTGCTTCACTACATCAAAGTACGACGCATGTCTACTGCTTGTCTGTGCTTCTCTAGCGCTCCGTTCATAGTCGATACAGTCTCTATCTTTGTCACGGCCATACATAGATAGCGAAACGCATCCGCGGCGTGATCACATGAACTGGGCATTGGCTCATCCAAGTATCTACCCTGAGCCTGACTCCACTTCTTGCGGTACTTACCAAGATGTTCAATCAAAGGTTTTACTCTATTGATCGCGAACACGCAACGTTCAAACTTTAACTTAGCATGAGAGATGCCTAGGTTGACGTCTGAGCGCTCTAGAACGTGAAATTTTGTATTTACACCAGAGAAGAGCCTACGAAAATCACGCTCGTATGTGTTTCCTGCGTCTATCTTGCTTCTCTGCTTCGAGTCGTGTGGTAGATAGATAGTGTTGTAAAGATATTTCTTGTCTTGAAGCAAGAAATGTGCGTAGAAATCCACACCCTTGTTATTGTCTTCGTAGTAATCAATTATTCGAATCTCTCCGTGCGCTATCTGAAAGAATATCATGACGGTCAAGTCGTTTACACCGATGTCCATCGCAACGTAAACAGGCAGCAAAGCGTCGTAGAGGCTTGTGTGTAGGCATCGGTTAGAGTTGTATGCAGCTTCGATATACGTAGCGTAGTAGTACGCGTCGGAGTTAGAGAGGAAGGCCTCTTGAGGGGT